GGGAATCAACGAGATCGATCGTCTGTCACAGAAACCAATATTTGATGATTTCGCAAATGACTTTGTGGACTTCAGTGAGTCAAATCCGTTTGGAGATCTAATACCATGATGGGCGGACACTTCTATCACAAACGAGTACGAACGTGCGTTGCGCTGTTTGGTTCTATGTTTGATAACATCAATATACTAAGAACTGCGTCAAACGGCAAAGTATTGTCTCAAGTAAAGGTGCCGCTGTCATATGCACCCGCCAGATCGTTCATAGAGCGTCTAGAGGAGATGTCAAGCGGAGAAGAGACAGAACGTAGGGTCGCACTCAAACTCCCTAGGATGTCGTTTGAGATCGTCTCAATCGTATATGATCCATCTCGACAACTCCCTAAGATCAATAGTTATGTTACTTCTAATAATAACTCTCAATTTCGTAGATATGTCGGCGTACCTTACACGATTAGTTTTGAACTTCACATTTATGCGAAGTCACAAGACGACGCGCTACAAGTCGTAGAACAAGTCGTACCATACTTTGCGCCTCAATATACGTTGACAGTCAAACCATTTACAGACGAACCTGATATCAAAGAGGACGTTCCTGTATCACTTGTTGGCGTCAATTTATCAGACGATTTTGAAGGTGCGATCGAACAGAGACGAACTATTATATACACTCTATCGTTTGATATGAAGATGAACTTCTACGGTCCTACAGAGTCTGGTCCAGTTATTCGCGAAGTTAATACCAACCTGAATGTCATCGATGGCGATGTTGATCTATTAGGGTCTTTAATAACTACAACCCCAGACCCTATTGACGTGAGTCCGGATGATGATTACGGTTTCGAAACTACAATAACAGTCTTTGAACCCGAACCGCCACCAGAACCTGAACCAGAACCTGAGCCGGAACCTGAGCCAGAACCAGAACCTGAGCCAGAACCTGAACCGACATACGATTATATCATCACTGGCGTAACAGACGATCCGACATCTATTGATTGGAGAACGCATTACGCACCGCCAGGATATGTTTGGACTCCAGACGTAGGTTTCACTACAGATGAACCATTGATGCACACTGACTGGATGTTCTTCGATGAGAATTCTCAGACATCTACTTTGGGTAGTGCGAATATCACCAATTTAGATATGTCCGAAGTCGTAACCGCAAGAGAGATGCTCAGAGGGTCAGACTTTGCATCTAACACGAGTGATATTACTGGGTGGGATGTTTCTAAAAATAGAGACTTCACATCTATGTTCCGTGAAGCAGTATTCAATCAGGACATTAGTGGATGGACTATTTGTGCAGATAAAACTACACCTATCACTGACGTAGTTGCATCTTACTGGACGGACTCTGGTGTCACAATCAATCAAAACAGTTACTCAGACTTTGATTACGTGCATGATTGGGACGTTTACGCTCCGACAGGTGGTTACCCACTGAGCAGTGCTGGTGTCCACGGTGTAATTTTACAGACAATGTTTTATGCCAATGACTTCTTCAACCAACCTATTGGTAGTTGGGACACCTCAGCTGTATTCAGATTTGATGGAACCTTCACCGAATCTTCATTCGATCAAGACCTAAGCGGATGGGACACTTCTCACGCAAGAACAATGGCAGATATGTTTGATGCATCTGATTTTACGGGTCAAGGTGTCGGTAGTTGGGATGTGTCTAATGTGATTAGTTTTTACGACACATTCAAAAATACTTATTTCAATGCCACAGTAACAAATTCAGATATTTCTAGTTGGAACACAGGAAGTGCTGTCAATATGTCAGGAATGTTTTCTGTTGCTGGTTCTGTATGGACTGGTGTTCCAGCTCCTTTCGGTGCAGATATCGGTGGATGGGATGTTTCTAATGTCAAAGACATGTCAGAGATGTTTGAAGAGAATGAAGACTTTGACATCAACATCGGTGCGTGGGACGTATCTAACGTGGACACTATGAACGAAATGTTCCAAGACTGTCCTTCGTTCAGTAATGACGGAAGCGCAGACATCGCCAACTGGGACACATCTAGTGTAACAGATATGGGGGAGATGTTCGAGAACGCAACATCATTCAACCAAGATTTGAGTGGATGGGACGTGTCTAGTGTGACTTCATATGATCAGTTTGATAACGGTGCGTCGAGTTGGACGTTACCGAAACCCAACTTTATTTAAGACATAGATATACATTATGAGAGATAATCGTAAGCCGCCTGGTCTTTTAAACGATGACCAGAAGAAAAACTTCGTGCACGAGCAGGACTATGAGTACTCTCGTGACACTTACTATGACCTAATTGAGAAAGGTCGTGAGTCACTAGAACTCATGATTGAAGTCGCACGGGAGAGTGAACACCCTCGTGCGTTTGAGGTTCTATCTGGTATGATTAAAGGTATTGCCGATGTCAACGATAAGTTGATGGATCTCAACAAGAAACAAAAAGAACTTACGAAAGAAGACAAACCTGCCGAAGCAAAAACTACTAATAATAATCTATTTGTCGGGTCTACTACAGAATTGCAGCGTATGCTGTTGGGTGATGAGAAAGTTATAGACCAAGACGAAGATGAGTAGTTATACAAAAGAATCTTACCTCGGAAATCCTAATGTAAAAAGAGATGGTGTCGCAGAAGAATGGGACGCCAAGAAACTACGTGAGTATAAGAAATGCATGAAAGACCCATCGTATTTCTGCAAGAAGTATGTCAAGGTCATTCACCTAGATAAAGGTCTCGTGCCGTTCAAACTCTATCCGTATCAAGAAAAGATGTTCGAACATTTCAACGACAACCGATTCAACATTGTGTTGGCGTGTCGTCAATCTGGTAAGTCTATCAGTTCGGTTGGTTACTTGTTGTGGTACGCACTCTTTCACCCAGAGAAGACTATCGCGATCCTTGCAAACAAAGGTATGACTGCAAGAGAGATGTTGGCACGTGTCACACTTATGTTAGAGAATTTGCCGTTCTTTCTTCAGCCAGGATGTAAGGCACTCAACAAGGGTTCTATAGAACTGTCCAACAACTCTCGCATCATCGCTGCGGCAACGTCTGGTTCTTCTATTCGTGGTATGTCCGTCAACCTACTATTCCTAGATGAGTTTGCGTTTGTTGAAAACGCGGCAGAGTTCTATACATCTACATACCCAGTAATCTCATCTGGTAAAGAAACAAAAGTTATCATAACAAGTACTGCGAACGGTATCGGTAATACCTATCACAAGATATGGGAAGGTGCCGTGCAGGGCGTGAATGAATATAAACCATTCCGTGTAGATTGGTGGGATGTGCCTGGACGTGATGATAAGTGGAAAGAACAGACGATTGCTAATACGTCTACTCTACAGTTTGACCAAGAGTTTGGTAATACGTTTTTCGGAACGGGTAATACGCTGATCGAAGGTCAGGTATTATTAGATTTGAGGTCGCGCGAACCCGTGTCATATCACGAGGGAGGAAGTCTGCTGATATATGAAGAACCTGTAGAAGATCACATGTATATCATGACTGTGGATGTTAGTAAGGGTAGAGGACAGGACTACTCGACATTTACGGTAATCGACGTTTCACAAAGACCATTCAAACAAGTTTGTGTATATCGAAACAATACTATTTCTCCAATACTCTACCCAAACATTATTTATAAATATGGAACTCTTTATAACGAAGCATATGTGATTATCGAAAATAATGATGCAGGTATACTTGTATGTCAAGGTCTGTATCAAGATCTAGAGTATGAAAATATACACCTAGAGTCTGCGATCAAATCAGACGCTATCGGTGTCACGATGAATAGAAAGACAAAACGAATTGGGTGCTCAGGCATCAAAGATATTTTAGAAACAAACAAACTAGATATTGTTGATGAAAACACTATCTTAGAGATCTCAACGTTTGTTTCTAAAGGCACATCATACGAGGCGTCTGACGGTAACCATGACGACTTGATGATGAACCTTGTGATGTTCGGGTACTACTTGAGCACACAGTCGTTCGGTGATCTGTATGATGTAGATCTGAAGTCTATGTTGTTTGAACAACGAATGAAAGAAATAGAAGACGATATACTACCATTTGGTATAATAGATGACGGTCGAGATTTCGTTCCGGAAGCGGAGGTGATGCATCCTGGATTTGGATGGCAGTTGCCAGATCGCACTTTAGAGGACGATTTGTGGTGAAAATCTATATAGTATAAATAGTTACATTGATAGAATTATCTCGTATTATGACTACTTATTATACCTTAACAAAAGGAAACTATTATGGCTCTCAAATTTTCAGAGTCGCCAGCAGTACGTGTTCGTGAGATTGACCTAACTGGAGTTGTTCCATCGGTCACATCTACTACAGGTGCTTTTGTCGGTGACTTCAACTGGGGCCCTGTAAACACGCCTGTTCTTGTCGGTACAGAATCAGAACTAGCGTCCACTTTCGGGTCTCCTCTCGCGGGAAATGCAGGCGCAGGCGATTTCTTGTCTGTCGCGTATTTCTTAAAATATTCTTCAAGCGCATTCGTTGTACGTGCTGCTAAATCAGGTTCTGTATCTGCAAGTTCAACACCATTCACTGCAAAATATCCAGGCGTATTAGGCAACTCTATAGTCGTTGTTGTTTGTGATGAATCAACTTGGTCAGAAGATCCAGAAAATCCACTCCTAGATTCGGATGGAAGTCCAGTCCTAGATTCGGATGGAAGTCCAGTTTTGGGCCCTTGGCTTTATCAAAGTCTATTTTCATCAAAACCAGAAGGCGACGAACTGCATGTTGTAGTACTTGTAGATGGTTCTGTTGTCGATACTTTCGAATACGTTTCAACCAGTTCAACTGCCAAACGAGGTGATGGATCTACTAACTACGTAGTTGATATCATAAACGCAAGTTCTTTATGGGTTACCTTGTCAGGAACGCTTGATGCAGGAACTTTTACTTTTTCCGGTGGTGACGATGGAGATTCTGCAGATTATGTTTCTGCATATGGAGTTTTTGGTGACAAAGACACCATCCAAATCGATTTCTTGGTTCCGCCTGCAGGTGGTCAAGGTGATTCTATCGCAATTCAACAGGAATTGGTTAGTATCGCAGAAACACGTAAAGATTGTATCGCAGTTGTTTCGCCATCATCTACTGGTACTCTAACTGTAGATCAAATGTTGACACACGTATCGACTTTAAATCAAAACTCGTCCTACTTAGTTGTCGATGGAAATTGGTTAAAGGTTTACGACAAGTTCAATGACAAGTACGAGAACATTCCAGCGGCATCATCAACTGCAGGCATCATGGCAGCAACAGACGCAGTATCTGCACCTTGGTTCTCACCAGCTGGTTCACGTCGAGGTCAATACTTGGGTGTCACTGACATTCTAGTCAACCCATCTAAGACAGATCGTGATCGTCTATACAAAGCGGGCATTAACCCAATCGTCAGTTTCCCTGGTCAGGGTGTCATGCTTTATGGTGACAAAACTCACCTATCACGACCATCTGCGTTTGATCGCATCAACGTGCGTCGTTTGTTCCTAGTTCTAGAACGTGCGATTGCAGAAGCTGCACAAAACGTTATGTTTGAGTTCAATGATGAGTTTACTCGTGCAGAGTTTGTCAATATCGTAGAACCATTCCTACGTGAAATTCAGGGTCGTCGCGGTATCACTGACTTCCGTCTTGTTTGTGACACAACAAACAATACTTCAGAAGTTATTGACCGTAACTAATTTATTGCATCTTGCTTCATCAAACTAGCACGATCTATCAACTACGTAACTCTAAACTTCGTAGCGATTCGATCAGGTGTTGACTTTGAAGAAGTCGTCGGAACATCGGGAGTATAATCATGTCACTAAGAGTAGATGATTTCAAAGCAAAAATCCGTGGTGGTGGCGCTC